TTCTCTGCCAAATTACCCAACACGGCCGGACAAAACCGATAAAACCGACGAAACCGATTATTACATCCAACGAATGTAGAATTTAATTCTCTGCCAAATTACCCAACACGGCCGGACAAAACCGATAAAACCGACAAAACCGATTATTCCAGCAAACGAATGTAGAATTTAATTCTCTGCCAAATTACCCAACACGGCCGGATGGTAAAAGTTAAAGGCGAAAAAAATGTGCTTAGTCTTTTGACAAGATATGTAGGTGATGAAAAACGCTATCACGCGCCTTAAGCTCTTTAATAAGTTCCTCATCTGTTAGTTCACGCTTGGAGGTAACTTCGACAACAACTTTGTTTTTATTTTCAAACATGCGCCAGCCGAATTTTACAAACATTAGCCAGCAATAAACTCTACCGTTTCCCTTCCCTCCTTCTACTAGCCTTCGGCCTTCATCTTCGTAATAACAGAAATGCAAACAATTGGCCCATTCTATAGCTAGATGGAATTCAGGATCGTGTTTTTTTAATGTTGAGTATGATTGTTGTGTCAGGCCAAGTTTAATGCACCATGTCGTTGGCCCATACCCTTTTTCGGCCAGCCTGAATAAAATATTTTTCCAATCATCTGGAAGGTCTTTTAATGTGGTTCGTGGCCTTCCTACCGTGCGTTTAGTCATATTAATTTATGCCGGATGTGCCTATTTATAAGTTTCGCCAAAATTCGCCGTTCATGTCTATTTTTCCCAGTGATAAGCTCCGTTGGTGGTGCGTTCATGGCATCTAACTTGGTTTGGGTAGTTGAACGCACATTGCTGTTTGCTTTCGTATGTGTAGTATTAAATTTGCTCATATTTTTAACCGTTGTTGTTGTGGGTTTCTCGTTTTACACCTATTTCTTCACGCCATAAAGCCCCGTCTCTTTTGTTTGTGCCAATGTATTTGTTGTTGTTTCTTTTTTGCTGTCATCTGTTATCTCCACATTAATTAAAATATTTCTCTGCCAAATTCCCCAACACCGCCGGATTAAACCGATAAAACCGAAATAACCGATTCATGACTAATATTTTCAATCTTCCACATCGATGCGTTAGTTTTTAAAGTATCATCCGCAACAAACCTCAAACCATCTACTACACGACCTGCATGCCGTTTAAACCACCAACCTAACTTGCGTTTATTAATTGTGCCGTCACGATCTGTGGCAACTTCCACAAGAATTTCTCGCAAGTCAGAATTCAATAAACTATCTTCAACAATGGTTTTAATGGTCGTTGCCTTTGTTCCGTAAGCGGTAAACCACACCGCTAAAAAGTTGCCCAAATATTCCCTGTCTGGATCATGCGCCATTATATCAAAAACGCATTGCGCCGGATCTTTTCTGCCTAGCCACAACAACGGCTGCCTGCATAAATCAGACCATTCACCATAAGAATTTAGCGTTTTAACGTCAGTTCTGGGTCTGCCTGCGACAATCCAAGCACGCACGACAGTTAAAGCTGCGCTTATAAATTCACCTCGATTTTTTGCAACTTCGGCAATTGGATTGTTCTTATAATCACGCGTTGCCGGTGATTCACATTGTGGGTCTAGTCGAATGGTCACTGCGCGTCGCGTCATATCACGCACGGGTTCTACGTTATTACCGCTGGAAAGAAACAATGCGCGTGTGCCAACTTCGGCAGTCTTGCTCTGGCCTAGAATACGACCGCTCACATTTTCAGAGGTCAGAGCAATGCACAAGCTTTTATGGGGGATTAAATCTGTGGTGAGGTTGTCAAATTCAACCACTGCTGGGGCAGTTAGCAATTCAGCAAGCAATAACTTTTTCATTTCGTCATCTTCGCTCGGAAAACTATGCGGGGTAGATTTTTCCGGGGTGGCGAATAGTGTCAGCAATTCACATAAGTAGCTTTTACCAGACGCGATCTGTGGGGCATGAACATGATACATGGGTGCTAATCGCAATGACGCTCTAATGGCTGCGGTCAATATGGCGGATAGAGCTGCACTTTGGTCGTGATCTGTTTTAAAAGAGAATTCGCTCAATAAACTGTCTAGTTTCAAAATGGACTGCTCTGCTTGCTCATAGGTCGGACGGTCAGGGATATTAAACTGCCGTGCATCGAATACAGCAAACATGCCGGTCTGTGCATCATAACCAGCAACGGAGGTGAGGCTGCCATCTGATCTAAGATAGGGTTGCCGTGCAATTCCGTTTAATATTGGTAGATGAGGATATTGAATCGCATCATGCAAAATCTTAATATGCTTTTCGGGTGGGTCACAGGTCAGCCACTCAAATTGCCTTTTATCGAATCTTTGCCAAATGGCTATTGATGCCACAACGCGAGTTAGGCTCGGTAATGACAGTGATTTCACATTGGTAGCTCGGGTTTGAGGATCAGTGGTGACGGTGACGATAATCCCTCCGCGTTGATAATGGCTGAGGGTTTTGGATAGCTCCATTTCGGCAACATCGACAATTCGATTAATTTCACCAGCGGACACTTTTATGGTGGGCAGATGCTTCGCGTCATCTTTTGAAATGCCCAGGACTGTATGTAAATCGCTAACTCTGCGCTCTGAACAATGTCCGTGCATACACTTAAAGCCGCCTAGAGGATAGGTTTCAGACGGTTCCCAGTAAGCGGTACCTTGATCCGCGCTACCGGTATGCTCACTAACCCAAGGACACGTTATATCATGTTTGCCGCCGCCTAAAGGCTGTTTGTACAAATTAGCTGAATATAATGCCGCAATGACCGGATTGTCAGCGGCTCTCGGGATGTGAACGTCATCCTGTTTCGCTTGGTCGACGGCGCGAGGTGAGGCTTTGCGAATGCCTTTGGGGTTTTCTCTTAACTCGACTTGCAAGCCATCAACAAGTTTCTGCACAGAATATTTAAGTTCGGGCTTCCAATCGACAAGCTTGCATGACAAGCCTGTCTTGCCATTTATCGCAACTGGTAGCCGCCCAATTCGGGCAGTCGCACCATTTGCCCCCGGGTCGGATAAGCCAGCGGCGATGATCGAGTCTAATAAATTGGTGGCTTCGGTGGCATTGCGTAACGGCTTGGATAAAATAAAACCATATTGAAAGTTACCCGGTGAGGTTTCAATTATCCAACTCGGTGCAAGCGTAACACGCTCTTTAACAACTTTAACGCCTACATCATCAAGCAATATCCAATGTAGAGCGGCAAACTGCTTTTTTTGTCTGCGATAATGACCGTCTTCCGGGTTGTAGGTTGAACAGCTTAAATAGTTGTTCGAGTCATTTGGAAGTAACGATTTGCCTTTGGTATACGCCTGCCCAAACCATGATTTACTATTCACGGTCGCGGGGTTGCCCTTAAAACTCACGCAAACCGGACGCGCTAGCGTTAAATCACCAAATATTGAGTCGATAAAATCTTCATTCGTTATGCTGGAATAATCGGTTATTTCGGTTTTGTCGGTTTTGTCCGGCGGTGTTGGTGAATTTGGCAGAGAATTAAATTCTACATTTGACGGTGATCCAGAAATAAGGGCACTGGCTTGAGTGTTCATAATATGCCTCTCTCAAGTCTTTTTATAAGTTCTCTTATATCCTCAACGCGCCAAGCCACCGACCGCTCGCCAAGTTTTATAGGTTGGGGGTATTTACCGGATTTAACGCTATTTAAGAACGATGTTCGACTTATGGGAATTAATGGGGGGATAGTTTTTTTGTCGCCTATAATTTGCTTGAGCCGCAAAAAACCTGTCTCGGGGATTGTTATCTTAACCATGTTGTACTCCTTAGTACTCGTTTAAACATGGTTTATCGTCCCCCTCTATTCGGGATTAGCCGGGTAACTCCTAAAAATTGCTATTTAATACAATCACTCCACCAATCCATAAGCGTTTTTTTTGATCTTGTCCCCTTAACGTCTCCAATAGATAGTTTGAATTTATCCCCTCCAATTACTTCAATGAGTAGCTGTTCAATGTTGTCATTTAGTGCAGTCTCCATAAATTCATTAAACGTATCGCTTTTATTTTTCGCAATGCGCATTTCATCCATTACTAAGCTTTTTATCGTTGGCTCTTTTTTGGGTCGAGGATTCTTTGCTTTTCTAGCTTGTTCCTCTTTGGTAAGTCGTGAACACGCCTCTAAAACAGCCATGCCGCTAACTGGACTCATTGTGTAAAAATCATTAAGCCCACCATTTTTTATTGACTTGAGTATTGCATCGGCTTTGTCATCGGCTTGTTGGAATATGTCATCAAAACGGGCTTTTAACTCGGTGTTTGTAAAATCAATACTGCATGTTTCTAATGCCAACCTTTCAGAATATTCTTTATTACCCCTTGTGAGTTTTCCTAAATCGGACATGATTTTTTTACTGTATGGCTCTAATAACATTTTTTCAAAATCTGATTTAAAATTCTCGTATAACATTTTTATTACTCCGTTAAAGTGTAATTGTTATCAATTGCATTTTTTGGCATTACATAAATGTTGCATGGTTTATCCGATCTTTTTAAAAGGCATCACTTGCGCACCGTTTTTAAGGCCGTCCAGATAGTCCGCCCATGATTGCATCATGCGCCGTCGTTCTTCAAGGTATTGAGCCCGATTATAAGCCGCTCTAATTTGGTCTCTGGGCATGTGGCATAGTTGCCGCTCAATAGCATCCGCGCCCCATCCCTGCTCATTAAGCAATGTCGAAGCTGTGGTTCTAAATCCGTGTGCTGTCATTACATCGCTGGCATAACCTAACGTTTTTAAGGCCGTTGCGATTGTGCCGTTCGACATGGGTCTGCCATCGCCGCGACTTGAGGGGAACACATAGCGACCGCTTCCTGTTTGGGGATGGATCTCTTCTAATATAGCTGCCGCTTGAGTGGATAAGGGGACAAGGTGTAACACTTCGGTTTTAGTGACAAAGTAACGCCATTCTTTAGCGACTGAATCAACGTCTTTCCATTCCATCTGCCTGATCTCGCCAGGGCGTTGGAATAAAAGCGGTGACAATCTAAATGCGCATTGCACAACAAAAGTGCCTTTGTAGCTGTATATGTCCCGTAGCAGTTGCGCCACGTCCTTAGGTTCGGTCAGTGCGGCTCTGTGCTTTACTTTTTGTGGAGGTATTTGTGCGGCTACTGGTTGAGCTGGATCATAATCAGTATAGCCGTGTGCGATTGCGTAACTAAATACCGCGCTTATTTCGCTATGTACCCGGTGCGCTGTTTCCAGTTTGGTGAAAAGTGGCTTAACTAAAGTGTAAATTTCCGGCGATTTTATTTCACCGATAGCCATGCCCCCAATGGAAGGGAACACGTATAACTCAAAACGCCTGATTTTCTTTTGGTGGGTTGTATCGCGGACAAGATGCGCATTTGAAGCAAGCCAGTCATAAGTTACTTGCTTGAAAATATGAGATTTGGCTATTTTTGCGGTTTTCCTGGTTTCTGCTGGGTCGATTCCGTCAGCGATTTGCTTTCTCGCTTCGTCCCTTTTTTCTCTGGCTTGCGATAAGCTCGTATCCGGGTAAGTGCCCAAAGATAATAATTTTTCCTTACCCCCAAAATGATATTTAAATCGCCACCACTTACCCCAGTCATCAACTTGAGGTTTTACTAAAAGGAACAATCCTTTTTCATCTGACAACTTGAAAGGCTTGCCTGTGCTGTTTTTGGGGTGTTTATGCGCATTCTTGCAGGCGGTATCTGATAGCATGGGGGGTAACTCCATTAGGGGGTAACTTTATTACCCCCAATGTTACCCCTACTTACTCTTGAATACTACAATATCTTATTGCACTACACTGGACAATAAAAAACCCGCGAAGCCTTATGACTTGCGGGTTTTTATACTTCTTTGCACATACTCGAACCTATAAATGGTACCGAGGGCCGGTATCTAATTTATCCATAAGTTGATGTATCATAGTATATAAAATAAATTTATAAAAATGTTACCCCCAAAGTTACCCCCTATTGCTTAACGCTGCCGTTACTTTTGCAACAAAAACCATTTTCAACATCTGCTGAATACCATGCATAAAAAAACAAAGTTATCGGCCAACAACTTTGTTTTTAATTTGACGGTGGAATAATCGGTTATTTCGGTTTTGTCGGTTTTATCCGGCGGTGTTGGGTAATTTGGCAGAGAATTAAATTCTACATTTGACGGTGGAAGCATCTCTATCGAGCGTTGAGCGCAATCTTCAGATTGAAAAGTTCCCACAATGCAACGTCCATTTTTCTATGTCCCTTCTTGTTAATCGCGGTCTCCCATCCCTGCCACGTACGCAAACCCTTGTGTAAGAGTTGCGCAGATTGGGTTTGAGTTAAACCCGCGTCCTTGCGAGCTTGTTTGAGTTGGTCGGGTGTTGGGTTAGCCATATTTTTTACAGTATATGATCTGGTGACACATATCCCGCTTGGGAATTCATGTCGCGGCATTTTTTTGAGCACAAGTCTTCAGTTGTTCCTTTTCCAAGTTTAGCCCCGTGGAAAAAATATTTTATATCAGTCGTTTTAAGTGTCAATCCGCCAGCAGTTCTTCTGGTGTATGCCCACGCGCCATCAAAATGTTCTTCGACACAAACGGGGTAAAATAAATCATTTTCTGGGTCTTTTTCAGGTTGGTAATAAAACATTTCGCATCTCCTTCAAGGGTTCCAGAAGTTGAAACCATGAGTTTAATATACGCTCAATGAGCGTATATGTCAAGCACTGATTATACACGTTAAAGGAGGCAGGGAATAATTGGTTATTTCGGTTGTATCGGTATTATCCGGTGGTGTTGGGTAATTTGGCAGAGAATTAAATTCTACACCAAGGCTGGAATAATCGGTTTTGTCGGTTTTATCGGTTTTGTCCGGCCGTGTTGGGTAATTTGGCAGAGAATTATTTCTACATTCGTTGGATGTAATAATCGGTTTTGTCGGTTTTATCGGTTTTGTCCGGCCGTGTTGGGTAATTTAGCAGAGAATTAAATTCTACACCAAGGCTGTAATAATCGGTTTTGTCGGTTTTATCGGTTTTGTCCGGCCGTGTTGGGTAATTTGGCAGAGAATTATTTCTACATTCGTTGGATGTAATAATCGGTT